CACCAGCACCAGTTACAGTTCCTGTAAATGCAAAGTTATCTCCAAGATTAATTGATTCTGATTGTATTTTATCTATTGCCATAATTTATCCTATATTAATTTAAATATTGTAAGACTATTTGTGCTATCTGAAAGTGATGCGTTTCCATTATCGAAATCCCAAACTCTTGCATAAAGTTCTATTGTGTTTCCAGCTACTAAACTTAATACTGCACTAACTTTAATATTTAATTCTCTAGTATCTGTTGCTTGGTCATAATAAACTGCTTGTTTAAATAAAGAACCATTTTTATAAATTGCAGCTCTTACTTGTTCTCCATCATTACCAATAGAAGTAAAACTTGCTTGGATATTTCCTATAACAAAATAGTTACCATTTGAACCAGATGGTACTGTAAAAGTTGTTCCATCAAATGCACTATTAGTATCAATTTCATTAAGCGTCATACCAGTTAATTTTGTAAACACTCCTCTACTAACAGTTTGAGAATTTTGTAATTCGCCATAGCAATATGGTGTGTTAGCACCACCAATACCAGATACAAAATTAGCTTGTGTCATTTTCTTTAATGCACCAGCTGATGTATCATGGATTAATATTGTGTCATCTGTTGCGATAGAAGTTTCAGCAGTTTGACCAGTAATTATTGTAGGTGCAGTTTGTGAATTTCCAACAGATGCGTTTGGTGGATTAACAGTTTGTAAGGCTCTGCCAAGATAAACTGCATACATGACATCTCCAGATGATGTTGCACTTGTAAGTGTTAGAGTTGTACCACTAGCAGTATATGCTTTTCCACTTCCTGGTTGTTGAACTACATTATTGATTACAAGTCTTATATCGTTTTCATTACTAACTGCATGAGATAAAGTATAATTAGCAGTAGCAGAAACTGAAAAAGTTTCAGTTAAAAAACTTGCGTAATTTTCTGCTGGAGTATTTCCGATATATGACATTTATTAATCCTATGTAATTTCCATTATTGATAATGCACCTGATATTTTATCAGCTACCGAACAATCTATTTTTAAAATGTCAGTAGTTTCCATAACAACTTTACCCCCAGATAAAAGTTCTAAAGAACTTCCTGCTGGAATGGTTACATCTTTAACTAAAAAAGCTGTACCATTAGCTACATTGTTATTTCCATTTCTATTAGCAGTATCACTTACTAATTCTACTTCGACTGTAATTGCAGTATTATGTATGTTCGTAAGTATCAAACCAAGAATTACTGTCGTTGTACTTCCAGCAACAGTGTACATAGTATATGGTGTGCCTGCCGATGCAGGTTCTGCCGCAAATGTTACTGTCTTAAATGTGTTTGCCATTTCTTATTTTCTCCTATTTATTTATATTATATTATCCTAATGCTATTGCAAGACTTGTTACATCATCTAAAGAAACTCCTGCAGAAGTACTAATAAAACTTAAATTTCCACTTCCATCAGTTTTTATTACTTGACCTGATGAACCATCTGCTGTCGGTAGTGTGAAAGTTATATTATCAGCAAGTGTATCAGGAGATTTTAGAGCAACATAATGTGATCCATTATCTGTATCTTCTGGTAATCTAATTTCAGCACCAGCACTTGATGTTGCTGTTACAGAAAGAGGACTAGAAATTGAAGAATCTAAAAAATCTACTGTATCATTAGTTTGATTAAATAAAGCTAATTGAATCCAAGCATCATTATCAGCATTACGCATATACCATTTGTTAGTATCTGTTTCATACCACATTTGATAAGCATATTTTGTAGTAGGTTCAGAAGCACTAGAGTTATTAGAAACAACTGCTTGAAGTACAGAGTTTAAATCTGCTCTAAATGAGGGAAAGCCCTGATTCGCTATTACATAATCGTGATTTGCCATATTTTATATAAATCCTTTTTGTTCGTTTATCATAAGTTTATTAAATAATCAATAACATTGTTAAAAACCTTTAGCAATAAAATCAAAAGTCCTTGATACACCTGAACCACTTGAATTAGTAAAAGCAACACTAAATCCTGTGGCAGTTTTATTACTTAATGTATAAGTATCCCCAGAAGCCATATCTTGTACTGCAAAACCTAAAGATGGTACAGTTACATAAGGTTGTGTAAATGTTACTGATTTAGTTCCTGTTCCTGATACAATATTATTTCCTGATTCAATTCTATCTTCCATATCAAGAGTTACTTTTAATTCTGTAACAACTGGAGAAGCACTACCATTTTCAGATGTCATAACTAATCTAAATTTATAATATCTCGCTAAATAATCTCCTACTACAAATGTTTGGAAAGGAGTAAAATCAGAGTTATCATTTGATATAGCTATTTGTATTTCTGATGAACAGTTTGCTTCTGCATCTCCATCAAAGTTTCCTAATTTTGCATCAAAGTTTCCAGCATTAGAATCAAAGATATCATCTCTATCAACAACAGTTTGTGTAATATCTGCTGTTATATTGGTTGTTACTCTTGAACCAACATCAATAGTACTTGTAAATTGATATATACCCTCTGAATAAAGTTGTCCATTTAGTGTACCACTATCAAAATCTCTAGTAGTTTGACTATCAAAATTTCCAGATGGAGAATCAAATAATTCTTGAGATTCTAAAACCAAAGCATTTGAACTTGCTATATTATCATCTACATAAACATTAGTCTTAGTTCCGCTAAAACTAGGATTTTGAGTAGATGAAGTTAAAAAATTATAAGTACCTATTGTTTCAACAGCTACATAAACAACAGTAGCATCAATACTTGGTAGTCCTAATTTATCTCTTGCTTTAATTAAATAAGCACCTGTCTTTGCAGGAACAACAACAGATGTACCAGGTCTTGAAACTTTTTTAACTAATGGAACAGAATTACTCCAAGTAGCATTAGCAGTTACATTTGCATATCTTAATTCATAATAACTTAAATCTAAAACATCAACTGCTTTCCAACTTAAAAAAGCATCTAGTCCTACAATGTTACAAGAAAAATCAGTTACATTAGGTGGTGGAGCAGATAATCCTACAACAGTATGGTCTTGTGTTATCGTTGAAGATTTTACTCCAAAAATATTTATACCTCTTGCTCTTACCTGATAAGTTGCTCTATCAATAACATTTAAAAATTCAAATTTTGTTCTAGCACCTCTACCGATTTGTTTAAAGTCATCAGTAACAGCATTACCTTGTGCGTCAGTTAATTGTTTAATTTCTATTTCATATAGTTCTGTAAAATTATCTGTCGCCTCAGTTAATTCAATAACCATTTTAACGATTACAGTTCCATCATTGTAAGAAACTAATTCATCAGTTAAAGTAATCGCAGTCGGTGCAGATACAGAAGTTGATTTAGGTAAGTTTGTTGCTTTACCACTAGAAATAGTTGAGTAATCACTTGTAGCAAAATCATATACAGCACTAGCGATTTCTTTAAAATTAGCAGTTATCTGTAAATTACCATCACTAGCATCAATAGAAAAACCCCACTCTAATACTTGAAAAGTTTTATTTGTAAAACCCATTCTTGCATTTGTAATATTAACAGTATCCCCAACATCTAAATCAAAAGCACCCATATCAAAAGATGCTGAAAAAGATATTTGTTGTCTAACTTTTAATAATTGAATCTTTGACAATCTTTGGCACATTCTACTAGAGTTAGTAAATGGATAATCAAATTCTGCATAAATTCTTTCATTATTATCTTCTGATTCAAAACTTGAATTAGTTAAGATAGGATAATTTTGTGGTTGAAAATCATTTGCTGGTTCAGAATATAAACCTTTAACAGCATTAAATAATTCTTTTTTACTTACTCTACTATTTATAGATATACCACTCCTTAAATTACTTTCATTTAAAGTAACTGTTGGCGATAAATATGAAGATGGTATAATTTTAAATTCTCCATTTGAATAAATTAAAAAACCACCTAATGTAGTTAAAAAATTTTCTATAATTACTTTAGGGCTTTGTGATAATTGAAAAGCACCATTACAAGTAAATCTTTTTTCTGTTCCTGATGGGTTAGTAACAGAAACAGTTTCATCACAAGTATTTGCACCTGCTATAAAATTTGTATCATTTATTTCAGCATCTTCAACTTGCATACCATAAATAGTATCTTTTAAATAATCTCTAATACATAAAACAGGATTATCAGAAAAAGTTGTAAAATTAAATTTTTGTGTAGTGCTACCTGATACTGATGTTAAACTAATAGGAGTTCCTGCGACACAGTTTGCATAATTTGTTGCAAGTTTAAAAGTATTAGCATCAATCTTGATAACATAATAAAGTGTACCATTACTTAATCCACCAATAGCTGTTTGACTATTTGTGTCATAGGTTGCTCTATCGAATGTAGATAACCCATGATTTGAAATAGTTATAGTATTTGATGATGTTGAAACAGTAGAGGAAGAAGCAGTGAAGCTAGTTGCTCTTGGATCAAATAATTTTTTACCTTTAACTATTGCAGAAACATTAGGTACACCATTTGGATAAACATCTGAATCAAATGTAAATTTTAAATATAAATATGCTTTACCACTAATTTTATGATCTGTTGTCCATTGAGTAACCTCAGATACTAAATTTGCATCAGCTAATTGTGCAGGATCTCCAAAATGTTTTTTAACTCTTAATTTACCATTATACTGATCACTGCTCGTAGGTGTATAAATAGGAATACCATTACTATCATTTGAAGTCGTTTCTAATGAAACAACATCATCTCCAACATAAATACTTGATATATCATCTACTTCATGTCCAGCAAGAACAATAACCATGTGCAAAAATTCATTCGTGCTTGATGTAGTTTCTGCATAAACAATAGTTCCACCAACTCTTGCTGAACCATATATAATTCTATAAGGAGCAGTAGGTGCTTTTGATGTTACTGTTATTCCTTGTTCCAAAGCAGTACCAAAGTTTGGAGGGTCTATTTTTGGAGCAAGTGCTTGACCTACAATTCCACCAATAATAGATGTACCAATACTAATTAATGCTTTTTGAACAAGAGGATTAAAACCTTGAAATGCCGTCATGGCAGTTGGACCTAAAACAACTACTGCCGCAACTACTGCCGCAATAATAATAATTTTTTTAACTGAACCACCAGCTTGGGCTACTTGACCATGATGTTCATAAGAATCTTCTTCTATGATATTATCATCTTTATCATAAACTATTTTTTTATAAATTTTCACTATTCAATTCTCCAAGCTATTTTACAATTATTTTTTGGTATTAATGCTATTTCTTTTTTCCAATTAAACATAACATTTTCTCCGATACAAACTCCTAAAGTACCATCTAAATCTGTTTTATCTATATAGTAAAATACATCTCCTTTTTGTGCTTTATCTATATCAACTACTTTGAAATTATTTTCTTTAGCTATCTTTAAAGCTATATCTAATAAATCTTTACTTTTTAAACTTTTTATTATTTCTTTTGCGTCTTTAATATTTTTATATTTATTATCAAAAACTTTTTTACCAGTGATGGCTTCAATACTATTTATAACAAAAGTAACACAATCGTTTTTACCAAAAACAAATTTTTCTTTGTTTTTTGTTTCTTCAATAATTAACTCTAATTTAGAAGCCCAATTATCAACTCTCATTAATTAGTTTTCTTTCCCCAAATAATTTCTTTATCTTGTAAATCTGGTATAAATTCAAAACCTAAATCTGATGAAAAATCAACTTGCTGATCTTCTAAAGTGTACATTCTATTAGCTGGCTTTTCAAAAGTTATTAATCTACTTTCTAATTTTAAAGTTATTACAGTAGTTTCATGTCCTTCTTGAATATTTAAGACGTCCATTTTACCTTTAAAGATAGTATAAACATCTGCTATTACATTTTTTGAAGCATCAAATAAACCTAAATAAATTGCACCATTTTTATTTGTATAACTTGCACTCAAAGCAGTAGAAATTAAACTAGATTTTATTCCTGCTAAAGTCAAAGTAACACCACTCATAGACAATGTTGAACTTTCTTCTATATCTGAAATATTTAATAAATCTCCTTGACCAGTAAATGTTTTTGAAGAACCACCAGCAGTCATAGTTAAATCCCCATAACCATTCCACATTTTTAGTACTCCATCACTAAAGTCTAATTCAACTGCCATAATAGGTCTTACGACTTTACTGGTTATAGCATTTTTAAAAGCTGTTGTAATATTTCTTGCCATTTTATTTTAATATAAGTTTCTTGATTGATAATGAACCATCAATATTTACTTCAAGTTCTGCTTTAGATTTTATACATTGATATTGAATATTATTGTTTTTATTTGTACGCATTGCAAGTCTTTTACCTTTTAAACAATCACTCATAGATTCTTGTATTCTATGCTCTTTTATCTCACCATTAATAATCATAAGTAAAGCTACAACAGTTTCTATCATAACATTTTACCTTTGTTAATACCCTTTTTAATAATATAATTTTGCGTTCCATTAGCACCAATATTAACTTCTTTTTTTAAATTTTTAATTAAACTAATTTGTTTATTTTTTTTTTGTATTTTTTTTTGATGCTCTAATATTTGTTTGTTTATTCTTCCTGTCATTTTTACCTCTGCTTATTCTATATAAATAATTTGATACACCTGCACATAAATTATCTAAACCACCAAAGAATCCATATAAAAATTTATCTATCATTAGTGTGTACCATTACCATTTGCTCTTACTTTATCTTTTAATTACTCTACATCAGCTAATGCTTTGTCTAATTGATCTCTTAAAAATTCTATATTAACTTTGTTTGTCATATTCTGTTCTTGAGTTAATTCTAATTTTTCTGTTGTCTTATACAAATCTTCAATCAACATATATTGTTCTTGGTCAGTAGGTAGCTGTTCTGATTTTTTAAGTAAATCAGCTTGAAATAATTCTCTTGAAGTTTCCAAACTTGTTAATCTAGCTGTTACTTGTGTGTAAGCAAACACACCCATTGCTACTGCTATAATAATACCAATGATATTTTTCATTGGCATACTTACTGATGTATTTTCTGATATTTTCATTTTCTTTTCTTTTTATTCATTCCCATATAGTGTTCTGATGGTTCATAGTTCCATCTTTTTCCATGATGACCTCTTATATCACAGTACATCATGCGGAGTTTTACTATTAATTTTCTTAAACTTCTACTCATTCTGGTACTGGCATTTTATAATCTTTAGGTGGTAATAAAATTTTATCTCCCATTATTATAACATCTGGATTTTCTTTTTTATAATCATCTTTCATATTATCCCAAAGACTTTTATCATCTGCTGGTCTATTATCTGTTTTAGTAGGAGTAACTCCTCTACATTTAGATACTAATAATCTAAAATTTTCATTGTATGCAAGACTTGGATTACTATTAACCCTACCACACATTTTCATTAATTCTAATTGTTGTTTAATTGCTACATTTTCTTTTGTAGTTTTGCAATCTGTTCCTAAATATTTTCTGTAAGTAAAACTTAATCTATAATTATCATCATCATTACGATAGTTATTAGTATCGTTATAATGGTTGTATTTACCATTTCTATCTTCTGCTTCTATTCTAGTTTCAAACTCTCCACATCTTACACCATACTCATTAAGATATTCGTTCCTTGCGTGTGCAGGTTTTACAAATAATGCTAATAGAGTCATCAATATAATCAATAATCCTGTAAAGTAATAATTCATCTTGGCACTCTCCATTATTCATAAATCCTTATCTGTTTAAATCTTTAATATCATAAGAGTGTTCTCTTACTTGATCTGCTAAATTTCTATATAAATTTTCTGCCATCTGCCAAGTTGATTCAGCAGAGGTTAATCTTGTATTCATATCTGTTAATTCTTTTTGTGCTACTTTTAATTCGCTTTCTAATTTTATAATTGTAACTTTACTTTCATTAATAGTTGTTGTTAAATTTAAAACATACTTAACAGAAGTAAATCCCCCAACTACTATTGAAGCAACTACTGGAATAAATATAAAATTTTTTTTTAAAAGGTCTGCAAAGTTCATTATAAAGCCTCACTACAAGCAAAAGATATTCCATAAGTACTTACTTTATCAGTATCCCAATTAAGTTCGTTATTATCTAATCTCATTAATGTTGTTGTATTTGAATAAATTACTGTTGTATTATCATTAATAGCTTCTATTCCTGTTCTTAAAGATGGCTCAACATAAACAGTTGCTTCGCCACTTCCATTTGCACTTACATTAGCACTTACCATATAAAGATAACTATTGATTTGAATATAATCTCCTGCTAAAAAAACATTTGCTCTACTTGCAGTAAAGCCATCTAAATTAATTGCATTACCAGTTTGTGCCGCACCATTAACTAAAACTGTTCCTGTTGCTGTTCCTTGAATAGTTTTTCTATCTTGATCGCCTATTTTAAAAGTTCCTCTACGACCTCTTAATGACATAAGAAAAGCTAACCATACTGCGGCTTTTTCTTTTTTCATAGGTGGCAAAGTAAATGTTGCTTTCCATTGTGCACCCTCATGTTCAAAAATTTGTTCTTGATTAGTAAATGGAGATTCAGTAACAGCTACTACTCTTTCCATTCCCCAGTTTTGAGTTGTGACTCCTGTAACAGTTGGAAGTGTTAAAGGATAACTTGGTGTGTATGATGCCATAATTAACTACCGAATGCCTTACTAAATTTTCCGCCTCGTTGCTTTGCGTCAGCAACAGCTTGGACTGTTGATTGTTGTATTGCTGGTAGCATATTCATAACTTCTGCTCTCACAGTATTAGTTACACCAACAGCAAAGTTTAAATTTTGTGTGATAGATACTCCTCCTCCACCACCACCTACCATTTGTTTTGTGTCTGCATTATTTTTAATTGAACCTGCACTGCTTGGAACAAATAACTCTGGACCTCTTTCTCCAACTAAAGTTGGTTGTCCTTGTTGTGCTGTTCCTCCACCTGCTTGTCCTGGAAGTGTTGTAGGACTTGGAACTTTAGGTGCAAATATTCCTGTTATAGCATTCTTAACAAATTTATTTACTTGATCTAAAATTAATGTTTGAATAATAGTTTTTTGAATACTTATAATTAATTCCCTTAAAATATTTTTAAAGTCTAATGCACCTGCTTTACCTCGTAAAAAAGCATCAACAAGAGTATCTCCTACTTTAGAAACTTCATTAGCTACGCCAGTTGCTACTTGTTCTACTTTTGCAAGTTCATCTCTAAATTCAACCATTACTTCTGCTTGTTGTTCAAAATGACCTGTTTGAACTTCCATAATTCTGTTAATTTCCGCCATAGCTTCTTTGCTAGTTCCTAATTTACCAATTAACATATCTCTTAATTTAATTTGTTCTTCTAAAATAAATCTTTGTTTATCTCCTGATGTAGTGGCTAATCGCATTTCGTCCATCATTGATCTATTTCTTTTATCTGTATGTTTTTTGGTTTCTAGTTGTGCTTTATTGACTAATGTTTGTTCTTTACCAATTAATTCAATTTTTTTCTCAATATCTTTTTGTTCATCTTTTAAAAGTTTTATTCTTAATTGTAATTCTGCTCTTTCATGTTTTTCTTGTCCAGAATCAAAAAATTTCTTTTTCTTTTGCAAAGCATCGTCATAGGCTTTTTCTAAAATTTTTAAAGCATCTTCATTATTTTTAAATAATTCATTAAGTTCACTAGCACTATCTGGTAATTCTGTAATTTGTAATACTTGATTTCCTAATGCTACTGATAATCTATTTATAGAGTTAGTTAAAAAATCTACTATTCTTTTACCTGATGCACTTCTTTCAAAAAATAAAGTTAAATTTTCTTTTAGTGTATCATAAGCACCAGCTAATCCACCTGCCGCACCCTCTCCTGCACCACCAACTTGTTGTTTCAAAGTTTTTATAATTATGGCTTGTGCTTCCATTTGACGACCAGTCATAGCAAGAACTTTAATTTGTTCTTTTTGTTGTTCAGTAAAAGATACACCTACTCTACGCAAAGCAGATAAACCAATTTCAGGTTCTTCTAATGCTTTACCTAATTGAAGTGCCGCAGTTTTCATGCTACCAAAACCGACTGCCGCCAAGTCTTGAGTAAGTTTTAAAGTTTCTTCAAAAGTTTCTCCAGTAATAGATTTAAAAGTTAATAAAACTCCTGCCGCATCTCTTGCTCCTTGAACACTAGCTAAAGTACCTTTACCGATAGCTTCTGCCATTACTTCAATATCTCTACCTACAAGACCTGCCGCATTACCTGTTGCTTTTAAAAGAGCATTTAATTTACCTTGCTGTACTTCTAAATTAGATATTGCTTTAACTGTTTTTGTTACTGCTAAACCTATTCCAACCATTCCTGCAGTAAAGACTAACATCAAAGGATTAACTCTACCAATAATTGCACCTATCGCAGATATTCTTCCAGCTACTGGACCTAAAGGACCCTGTACTGCCGCAATAGAACCTGCTGTGTTTTGAAAAATAGAAGATAATTTTTTAGTACCTTTACCAGTTTTGGTACTTGCCTTATCAACCTTTTTCATGCTTTGAGTTGCTTTGTCTATATTAGACTTAAACTTCTGTGCATTTGCTATAAGTTCTACTCTGATAGTTGCTAAATTTGATGCCATAATATTAATCTGGGAATTGCCTCATTAAATCTTCCATTTCATTTCTAGTTAATGGATTATTATTTTTATTGTTTTTGCCATTCTTTAAATGATAACCATTCAAAGCTGACATAAATTCTGTTATTGATAAATCCCAAAATACTTTTGGGGAGAATCTTAATACACCAAGACCTATTTCTAGGTATTGCTGGATTGGGTATTTTGTTGCTCGTTCTCCCCCTGTACTAAAGGGGAATCTTCTTCTGCTTTATCGCCTGTAAATATAGTTGTTAATATTTGAGCACATAATACTGCTACTTTCATTAAACCAGTTTTAATTACCATATCGCCAACTGATGATTGAGTAAATTTACCCCCAGCACCAGTTAATGCTTCGTGCATAACAATTACTACATCTTTCATAGAATAATTATTAAGACCTAAACTATTTGTTATATCTAAAATTGATTTACCAGTTCTGCTTTCTATATTAACTATACTATCAAAGGTAAGTCGGAAAGTTCTTTCTTTATCTCCCAACTTACCTGTGATTTCGCCTTTATACTGATTTGCCATCGGTGTCCTTTTCTATTAATTGTTCAGTTAATGTTTTTTCTTTTGGTTCAGATTTTTTTAGTTTTTTCAAAGTTTTATTTGATCTAACTATATCGCTTGTATCTTTATCTTCACAAGTAATTTCTGTTCTGTTTTCATAAACTTGAACCTTTTGAACAACTAATTCACTCAAACCGATAGTGATATGGTCGTAAGGTTTAATAGGAATATCTTTTCTTGTTTCGACAGTAACTACACCCTTTCTCGTAACCTTGTAGAAACCATTATAGGACTCGCCTTGAAATTTTATTTCTATCACTTTAAACCCATCTGTATGTTCCATATCATTTTCCTTATTAGTTATTAAGCATTCGTATAAGTCATTGTACCATTTGATTCAAGAGATACTGAAAAAGTTTCTTCTCCATTATATTCTCCTGCTCTTTCATAAGATGTAATTATAAAAGCACCCTTTACATTTGAACCATCTCCAAATACTAAATCGTAATTTAATGAGTCACCAGTGAATGCCGCACCTCTTAAATTGTTTTCTCCACTAGAGTCTGTAAATACTCCACTTGCAGATATAGACATACTTCTAATACCCATGTTTGATCCTAATGCTCTACCAATATCATTTCCTGATTGTCCA